CAATGACTTATGAGATTCCTTATGCTCAAATTTCAGAGAAAGATGCCTATACTGCTTTACAAAAGTTAAAGGGTATGAGACATAATGAAATTTTAGTTGATGGTGAATGGTTTGCTCGTGAGGGAACTGCGTATAGATATGATATAAAGTTCGAGGGTAAACAACAATACTTCAGACGAATCAATACAGGAAATAAAGCTAGTAATTATTTCCAACAAGAGAATCGTTGGAGTGTGGATGGAACAATTGCACCTGGCCCAAAAAGAACTTGGGAAAGTGAAAAGTTTATGACCAGTTTAATGGGAGCAGCTTATACATTAAAGTTACCAAGTTTAAATCGTAGTTCTTTTAGAACAATGATAGGATTGAGAAAGTATATTTGTTCTCAGTTCAAACCTAATGTTGCAAAAGTATTGTATGATAAATTAGATAGTAAAAGTATCTTAGATTTCTCAGCAGGTTGGGGAGATAGATTGGCTGGATTCTATGGTAGTGAAACAGGTGAGTTCTATATTGGGATAGACCCAAGAAAAGAAAATCATCCTATCTATCATAAACAGGCAGAGTTTTATGATAAACATAGAACGATGTTTGAGGTTCCTAAAAAAAGTATGTTTGTAGAATCACCAGCAGAGGATTTTGAATACAAAGAAAATATGTATGATACCGTATTTACATCACCACCTTATTTTGGTGTTGAGAGATATAGTTATGATGATACTCAGAGTTGGGTTAGATATAAAACTATTGAAGAGTGGAACGAGAAGTTCTTACATAAAACTTTAGAAAAAATATGGCCATCTATTAAAAGTGGTGGATATTTATTAGTGAACATTAGTGATGTATATGCTAGTAGTGGTGCTAAACAGAAGAGATTAAATTCTGGTGGGAAACATTGGTTAGAGATTTGTAATCCAATGAATGATTTCCTAAGTACATTTAGTGATTCAGAGTATAAAGGTTGTATTGGAATGGAAATGGCCAAACGACCTAATAGTGGTGGAGCAGGAACTGCTTCAGATGAAAGGTTCACCGAAGAATCATTGAAACTTGCAGAAGAAACTAAAGAGAAAACATTTTGTGAACCAATTTGGATATGGAGAAAATTGTAAATGGATGAAATTAAAAATACCTTATGGGTAGAAAAGTATCGGCCTTCAAACCTTGACACTTACATAGGTAATGAACACCTAAAAAGTAAAGTTAAGGTCTATTTGGAGAGTGGAGACTTACCACATCTTCTATTGTATGGAAGGGCTGGTACGGGTAAGACCACTCTCGCTAAATTACTCGTTAATAATATAGATTGTGATTATCTATATATTAATGCTTCTGATGAGAATAGTGTAGATGTAGTTCGTGAGAAAGTAAAGAACTTTGCCTCAACACTTGGATTCCAAGAGATGAAAGTTATTATCTTGGATGAGTGTGATTACATTACACCAAATGCTCAGGCAGCTTTAAGAAACCTAATGGAAACATTCTCAAAACATTGTAGGTTTATCTTAACTTGTAATTTTGTAGAGAGAATCATTGACCCAATCCAATCAAGATGTCAATCATTTCAGATTATACCACCAGATAGAAAACAAGTTGCAATTCATGTATCTGATATTTTACAAAAAGAAAATGTAGATGCAAAGGTAGATGATATTGTAACCATAGTTAATGGTGGGTTTCCTGATTTGAGAAGAGTAATCAATGGTGCTCAACGACAAGTTGTAAATGGTAAGTTAATTATTGATGAGGGAATGAGTATCCAAAATGATTATAAGAACCAAGTATTAGAAATCTTGAAAACACAAGATAAAAAGAATTCATTTAAGAATATAAGACAACTATTGGCCGATTCAAAGGTAACAGATTTCTCTGATTTATTCAGATTAATGTTTGATACTGTAGATGATTGGGGTAAGGGTTATGTGGCAGAATGTATTTTAGTTCTGGCCGAGTATCAACAATCAGATGCTGTAGTTGTGGATAAAGAGATAAATATTATGGCAATGTTCATAGAATTAATAGGGAAAATAAAATGAGTGATAAAAGAAAATTCGTAGGTCAACAAGACCAACAAACACCACCACCACAAATAGATTTGGGTGATGCTGAAACAATAACTTGTGAAGAATGTAATAATGCATCTTTCATACAATCGTTCTTCTTAAAAAGAATATCACCTTTGGTATCACCAACAGGTCAAGAAGCTATTGTACCAATTCAAGTATTCAGTTGTGGAAGTTGTGGTTCAATACCAAAGAAAATGATGAGTACTGCTTTGCAACAAGGAGAGTAAATGTATTACAAGATAGATTTAAGTAATTACGAACCACGAGAAACTCGTACTTATTTAGAGTTTGATGAGTATAAATTTAGTCCTTGTCAATTAGAATCTATTGAAAAAGAATTAAATAACTTCCAAGATTCATTTGGAAGACCTTGGACAGAGTGGGATATGTCTGATTTACAAGATAGATTAGAAAAAAATTGGACATTTTACTTAGTTAATGGTGGTTGGTGCTTTATAGATTGGGATAGAAAATATCCTTATTTATGTAATCGTTATGTGTTTCCAGAACATAGAGGTAAGGGGTTAGGAAAAGATTTAGTTTGGTTAAGGTGTAATGAAATCAAAAAACGAGGATTAAATACTGCCTCAATTAAATTAGATTGGTGGAACACACCAGCATTATCGGTTATAGAAGAAGATATTTTCACCGAAATTGATGATATTTGATATTTATATATGAAAAGTTTTATAGGAATTAAGGAAACAATATGTCAACGCAGATAACAAGAACAAAAGAATTTATAAATTATATTACAGGTAGTGCTGGTGGATGGCCATCATTATCAAATGCTGGAATTCTTGGTAATATAGACTATGTCATAGAAAGTGGTTCCAACGAAGTAAAATTTATAGAAATGAATACCAACATTGGAATTATTGGTAGTGCAGCAATACAAACAGGTAGTTACTTCGATGTAATATCAGATTATGCAAATGAAAAAGGATATACGACTACTTATGTTTACGGAGTTAATCAGAATGGTAAAAAAAATCCATCAACACTTCAACAACCATTAATTAGTGAGAGTTTTGCACGACATGATATACCGACCAATTTTGAATACAACAATAATACATCACACACTTATTTTTCACAAACAGGTCAAGCACAATATTCAGGTAGTTTCCACTTATTTATACAAACGCCTTGGTATGGTGATGATAATTTAAAAAGTATAGTTAGTGGTTCATTTAATAAAACTACATTTAGAACATTCTTGGGTAATTCACCATTTAGTTCTTCTTTGATATCATTATTTGATAAGGATAATTATACACCAAATAATAATTATCCAGATTATGTAGTTAAAACTGCAACTCAAGATTCGAGTATTCAAACTAATAAAATTGGTTTTTACACATACAATTCAACAAGTTCAAGTTATCAAAACGGAGTTGATAGTGGTTCTTTGATAGAAGAATATATTGTTCATAGTGGAAGTTATAAAGAGGGGCAATCATTCTTGGGTGTAGGTAAAATAGATTTTATGTTGACACCAGAAAAGGTTGTTGTGTTTGGTGATAGAGATGCTGGTAAAGATATTAAACTAAAACCGACAAAAACAGATAGTTGGGATTATATATCACGAAGAGCAAAAACATCTGCAAGTGGTAGTTTAATTAAAATGTATGATGGTTCAACAAAACAAGTTCAAGATGTTGAAGTTGGAGATGTTGTTTTAAGTTATCAACCATATGGAATGCCAGATGAAACAAAAGATTATTTATCTTATACCACAACAGATTTAAGTGGTTCCACAACACAAGGTTCTATTGTTGTAGAAGCAATGAACACAAAAAATTATGGATATTATTTAATCAATGATAGTATTAAAGCACCTTATAATTTACAACAGGCAAGTAGTGATGTTAGATATTTTGTAAAACAAGGAGATACTTGGGAATGGATAACAACAGATGTTATTAGTACTGGAGATTATCTTTTAGACCCAAGTGGTAATGAAGTAGAAGTTGTATCAAAGACAGAACATGATGGTGATGAACTTTGGTATTCATTAGATGTTGAGGATATTGATACTTACTTCCAATCAAATATATTGGTTCATAATATTCCACCGAAATGTTTTGTAGCAGGAACACCAATCACTATGGGTGATGGAACTACAAAAGTTATTGAAAGAGTTGAAATTGGTGATGAAGTTATGAATTATAATTTCAAAGATGAAGAAGTTCAGACAGGTAAAGTTACCACGATTGATATGCCAATTCATGCTGATATTATAGAAATAAGTTTTAATAGTAAAACTACTAAAAATACCTTTGACCATCCTTATTGGGTTGTTGGAAAGGGTTGGAGTTCATATAAACCAGAGTGGACTAAAAAACGATATGATATAGAATCAAACCAATTAGAAGTTGGTGATAAGTGTTTAGAACTTCGTGATGGTAAATTAGTGGAAAGAGAAATTACTAATATTGTTGAAGATATAAATCCAGTCCAAACTTATTCATTAGAAATAACAACAAACCATAACTATTTTGCAAATGATGTATTAGTTCATAACAAATTCTGTTTAATGGAAGACCAAGTAATTAATATGGGAGATGGTGTTTATAAAAGAATTGATGAGGTAGAATTAGGTGAAAGTATTTTACAATACGATGAAGAAACTGAAGAGTTTAAAGAGGGTAAAGTAAATGTTATAAGAAAGAAACTACATGATAATTGTTATGGAATCAAAGTTGAAAGTGGACAAACAATTAAAGCAACTGATAACCATCCATTTTTATTGAGAGATAAAGGTTGGTCTACAATTGGTGAAAACAATCCAACATTTTTACAAGATGGTGGTGGTATTATAAAAGTTGGTGATTATGTTAGAGATATAGATGGATGGGTAGAAATTGTAGAAATCAATAAAATTGAGGGAGAATATACAACATATAACTTGTTAGAACAAGATTATGGAACTATTATTGCTCATGATATTGTAACTCACAATTCACCTTAATAAAAACTAAAAAGGTTGTAAATGAAACTAAACGATGATTTCAAATACTCAATACAAATACCTACATTTTTATCACACGAAAAGTGTGATGAATTAATAGAACAAATAACCACAACAGAAGAAGTTGTAACAGGTGGAGTTGGTGGTGAGTGTGGTGAAGCAGCAATCATACCAGAGATACGAGTTACAGAGGAGTGGTATTTATTTGACCAACCAGATAATAGATTAAGACCTGATAAATGTAATAATGATTGGAAATGGTTACAAGATAAAATATATCAAGTTGTAAAAATGGTTAATCAAGGTGTTTTTAAGTTTGATATTGAAGGTGCTGATGATGAATTGAAACTCATAAAATATCACGAGGGTGGATTTTATGGTTGGCATACAGATTTCAATGCAGGTAGTTGTTCCAATAGAAAACTTGTGGCAATCGTTCAATTGACAGACCCAAGTGAATACGAGGGTGGTGAAGTTCAATTTGGTATCCAAGATAAACATACAAAAGAGTGGTATACAATGAACCAATTAAAAGGTTCTCTAACAATATTTCCTACATTCTTATCTCATAATGTTACACCAGTCACTAAAGGAACAAGATATGTTTTACAAGAATTATTCATCGGAGACCACTTCAGATGATAGAGAATATAACACAAAAGAAAAACTTTAAGTTTGTAGTTCACAAAGATAACTTTTTAACTGAACAAAGATGTGATGAACTAATCAAAATGTTTGATAATTCAGAACAATATAAAGCGACGGTAGCAGGAACTTATACAGGAAGTGGTGCTGATGTAGTAAATGAAAGTGTTCGTAAAGTTCAAGAGGTTAGATTTAAGGACGATGTGATACTATCAGGTGGATTCAATCTAAACAAAAATATAAATATGGCTTGTGAAATGGCAAATTTATTATTCTTTAACTTCGATGTATCAAATCAATTATCCAATATTCGTATGTTAAGATACGAGGATACAGGTAAATACGATTGGCATTTAGATATAGGAAACGAAGAAACATCAGTTCGTAAAATCACTGCAATTGTTCAGTTGTCTGATGGAAATGATTATGAGGGTGGAAATTTTGAATTTAGTATGACTGATGAAACAGGAGAGAATTTAGCAGTAGGTAGTAGAAAAAAAGGAAGTATTATATTGTTTCCATCTTACTTAGGACATAGAGTATCACCATTAACGAGTGGTGTTAGATATTCAGTATTGACTTGGATGTTGGGAAATGCATTTAAATAAAGTATTAGTATTAGGTTGTAGTCGTAGTGGTACAACAGAGTTTTGTAAAACACTACAAGAAGTTTCATCAAAGAAATTTGTATGGGAGTTTGGGTTTGATGACAATCTCAATAAATTAGTTAGTGGTTTAGGTATTACAGAATTTTTAGATAGAATATACAAAGATAAAAATACTCTTGGAATCAAGTATGGTGTTTATCCACAGAAAAAAATACATTTAGATTTGATAGATTCTCATGATATTGTTTTTTTCTTATCAAGAAGAAATGTATTTGAACAGGCAATTTCATTGAACTTAGCAAAAAGAACGGATAAGTGGAGACCAATAGATTTTGGAGTTGAAACATTTTCACAAAAAGAAAAAGATGAATACAACAAGTTAAAAATTGAAAAGATTGAGGTTGAAGATATAAAAAAAGATATACAAGGTATTAAAGAAGCATCAATCAAGGTTATTGATTATTTAAAAAATCACAAGAGTTCAAGGATATTATTTTATGAAGATTTATTTGGATTCTTTTCAGGTGTGAAATTAAATACACAAACGAATTATGAAAATATTGAGAACTGGCAAGAACTGAAAACTTTTTATGAAGAGAATAAAGATTTTTGTTATTTTGACTTATAAGTTCTATATTTATTTATATCTAAAAGGTTATTATGAAAACAAAATCGTTATTCGACCATATTAAACAAATAACAAATGTACAAAACACATTGTATTGGGATTCACTCAATGATGGTGATAAGAAAAGCTGGAGCAACTATATGGTTCATCGTTTTCTTAGTATGAAATCAGAGTGGATTCAGGTTGTAAATGAAATACAAAAGTATTGGGAATTGAATCCTAAGAATGTGTATCAATTTTACATAGATATGTTACCACGAGGTAGAACATTCTTAAAGTATACGAAATCTAAAAAGAAATCAAAAGTTGAGAAGTGGGCTATGGAACATTTAGTAGATTACTTTCAATGTAGTACACGAGAAGTAGAACAGCACTTAGATATTTTGACTAAAGAACAAGTTATCAGTATCATAATGAGATATGGAGTAGATGATAAACAATTAAAAAAGATATGGACGAAGTAGTGGAGAATATTTATTGGACTGGTGGATTTGATTCTACATTCTTAGTTTGTAAAAGGTTAATTATAGAAAAGAAACCAATTGAAACATACTATTTGAATTTTCCATGTGATGGTTATCAACATAATTACAATAGATTTGATTCAAGTAATTTTCATAATTGTATGATTGATAATGAATTGAATGCTGTTGATAATGACCCATATGGTAGAAAAAGTTATGGTAGATATAGTAGATTAGTAGAAGTAGAAGTAATGAATAAATTAAGAGAAATGATTATCGATAAATTCCCATACACCAAAGAGTTGTTTCCTAAAGTGAATTTGGTTAAAGAATTTGAAATTGATTCTGAAGTCTTAAATGATTCAAAAGTTATTTGTGATGAGTATAATTCAAGACCTGATAGACCAGACCAAAGTTTGTATATGATACAATTTTCTTTAAATTTAGATAAAGATATATCTGTTGCGTGGGAAGCAGATAAGGATGGAGAAGATTATTGTTTATCAACACGATTGGTACGAAAGCATTTAAATAAAAAGTTTAAGGTACATAGTGATTCGATAAAAGAATTATGGTTGTATAAGAATTGGGT